ATTGACTGTGCATCCTATGCTTGCTGTGGACGCTTCTAGGCTCCCTCGTGGCGCTAAAATGGAGGTTCGTCCGGGTAAAGCTATTTTAACCAATGGTAACCCTTCAGAGATCCTCAAGCCATTCCAGTTTGGGCAACTTGATCAAGTGTCATTTGCACAGGCTAAAGATTTGATGACAATGGTCCAACAAGCTACCGGGGCAATAGACTCTGCAGGTATTCCGGGATCAATTAATTCACAGTCTACAGCGGCTGGTATTAGTATGGGACTTGGTGCTATTATTAAGAGGCATAAAAGAACTCTTCTTAATTTCCAAGAATCTTTCTTAATACCTTTTATTGAGAAGAGTGCTTGGAGGTATATGCAATTTACTCCAGAACTTTATCCTGTCAAAGACTTTAAATTTGTACCAACATCATCACTAGGTATTATTGCCCGTGAATATGAAGTGACACAACTTGTACAGTTATTGCAGACAATGGACAAAACAAGTCCAATGTACGCACAGTTGCTTGAAGCAATTATTGACCATATGAACTTATCGAATCGTGAAGATTTGATCCAGTCTCTGCGTCAATCACAGAAACCTTCACCAGAGCAACAACAAGCCGCACAAGCGCAACAGCAACTTCAGCAAGCTCAATTGCAGTCTCAGGTTAATGCATTCAATGGTCAGGCTGAAGAGTCTACCGCACGTGCTGAAAAGATCAAAGCAGATATTGCATTAAATCAATACGAAGCTGAAACAAATCGAATCAAGGCTATCTCCGCTAATCTTGAACCCGGCGACGAAGACGAAAAAGAATTTCAACGCCGTGCTAAGATTGCAGAGTTATACTTGAAAGAGCAAGAAATTAACAACAGAGCATCACAAGGAGTGACAAATGCTAACGAATCTCGAATGGGACAAGGTATCCCTGCTAGTAGACCAGAAGGTCAGCCGTTTGGAACAGAAGGTAGACCAACTACTCCAACAGCTCCAAGACCAACGTTCCCCGGTCAGGAAAACCTCCAACAGTAAAAAAGTTGAAGAAACCTCTTGACTTTTGATAAAAAGTATGCTATACTATTTTACATAGTTCAAAGAACCTCTTAATAAAAGGATAATTCTTTTGGATACAGAACTACAGACTCAGTACGATAACTACTTTAAAATGTTTCGTACAAAGGGTTGGCAACAGTTTGTTGAAGACATGGAAGGAATCTTTGATAGTTACTCTATAGAAGACATCAAAGATGAAAGACAGCTTCTCTTAATACAAGGAGAGAGAAGAATACTTCAACAAATATTACGATTTGAATTGAGCTTACAAGACAACTACGATCTTCTGCTTGAAGAGGATAAAGACGTTGGCTATTAGGCGTTACGATTTCAAATGTACAGAATGTAATCACATTGAAGAGCAATGGGTGGATAACAGTGATGTTTTTGCCACTTGCCTTGAATGCGGTAACACAGCACAGCGGATAATCTCTCCGATCTCTACTAAATTCAATGGCTTCGGTTGGCCCGGTGCGGATGATAAGTGGGCAAGAGATCATGAAAGAGCCGCTAAGAAGTAAACTTCCATAATGCTACGGCACGGAGTAATAATATGGCAAAATTTATAAGCGAAAGCGAATACGAAGAAAACGACGAAGAAATTTCTTCTTTAGAAGAGACTCCTGAAGAGGAGCAACCTCAACAAGAAGAAGAAGTAGAGGAAGAAATTCCTGAGAAGTATCAGAACAAATCAATTAAAGATGTTGTTAGGATGCATCAAGAAGCAGAGAAGGCAATGGGACGTCAAAGTTCCGAAGTTGGCGAACTGCGTAAAATAGTCGATGACTTTGTTAAGGCCCAACTTGCAAAAGAAGAAGAAGCCCACAACAGCACGGAAGAGGTTGATTTCTTCGATGACCCTCAAAAGGCTGTAGACTACGCAATTGCTAATCATCCTAAGATTAAAGAAGCTGAAACAGTTTCCGCACAACTTAGAATGCAAGAGGCAATGGCTAAACTGAAAAATGCACACCCAGACTTTGAAAAAGTTATTCAAGATGAAAAATTTTTGTCATGGGTGACCCAATCAAAGATTCGTACTGAAATCTTGCGTAAAGCAGACAGAGAGTATGACTTTGAATCCGCTGATGAACTTCTAACGATGTGGAAAGAACGACAGAATATTGTCAGTGAAGCCGCATCAACAGAAACTAAGGCTCGCAAAGATTCAGTTAAAAAAGCGTCTACAGGAAATACTAAAGGATCGTCTGAAGCTCCATCTCGTAAAATTTATCGTCGTGCTGATATTATTAAACTCATGCAAACAGACCCAGAGCGTTATATGTCATTAGCTGAAGAGATCAGAAATGCGTATGCAGAGGGTCGAGTCCGATAGCCTAAAGGAGATTACTCATGGCGACTGCAACTTATCCGGGAGCAGGAGGCTTTACCGCTAAAACTGAAGCGGCAACCTTTATCCCACAAGAAGGGTGACACTCTTCACATTCCTAAGCCTACTCGTGGCGATGCAAATGTTAAAGCGGCTGATACTGCTGTAACTATTATTGCTAATGCTGAATCTGAAGTTCAGATCGACATTAACAAGCACTACGAATACTCTCGTTTGATCGAGGATATCGTAGAAGTCCAGGCTCTTGATAGCCTTCGTCGTTTCTACACTGAAGATGCAGGTTATGCATTGGCTAAGCAGGTTGATACTCACCTGTTCTTCCAAGGCTTGCGTTTTGGTGATGGCTCTGCTACAGAAGCTGAAATCAACGGCACATTCACCCCAGACGCTTGGGAGAACTCAAACGCCTACTACGTGAATGGCGCTTCAGGTATTGCTACATACGCTGATGACACAATGGAAGACACAGATGCATTTACTGATCTTGCTTTTCGCCAACTCATCAAGTTGATGGACGATGCTGATGCACCAATGGACGGACGTTTCTTCGTCATTCCTCCTTCAGCCCGTCAGACAATGCTTGGCATTGATCGTTACGTTTCTTCTGATTTCACTAATCAGAATGGCGTACAGAACGGCTTGATCGGTAACCTGTACGGTGTTGACATTTATGTGTCTACAAACGTACCTGTCATCGAAACAGCTACTCAGAACACTGCTACTACTTCAGTACAAGGCACTCGTGGTGCTGTTTTAGCACACCGTGACACAATGGTACTTGCAGAGCAAATGGGTGTTCGCTCACAAACTCAGTACAAGCAAGAATACTTGTCAACTTTGTACACTGCAGACACTCTGTACGGTGTACAGGTACTGCGTCCTGAAACTGGATTTGTATTGGCATTGCCATCCTAATCTAGTCTTGGTTAGCCCCTTCGGGGGCTTTCCTCTTTTCATTGTTCCCTACCAAAACAGGAATGGAAGATGCCTACTCAAATCCTCATCAAGAAATCTACTACTGCGTCTGCAGTTCCTACCACTTCTGACATCACCACTGGCGAACTTGCTGTCAACACAGCCGACAAACGTCTTTTTACAAACAACAGTGGTACAATTGTAGAACTAGGTATTAATCCTTCCTCTGTGACTACCGGAGCTATCACAGCTTCTTCAGGCACTGTATCAGGCAACTGGACAGTCTCTGGTACTCTCACAGTAGCAACACCGTCTAACGACACTGATGCGGCCTCAAAAGCCTATGTCGATACTGCGGTGTCTAATGTTGTTGACTCTGCACCCGGTGCTCTTGATACGCTGAATGAATTAGCGGCGGCACTAGGCGATGATGCAAACTTCTCAACAACCATCACAAATTCCTTAGCAACTAAACTCAACCTCTCTGGTGGTACAATGACCGGAGATATTGTATTAGGTGCTAACAAGATTACCTCTACAGCAACACCGGCTACTGACGAAACACACTGACACGCAAAGGCTATGTAGACTCTATCCTAGGCTCTGCTACTGCGGCGGCTACATCAGCGGCTAATGCGGCTACCAGTGAAACGAATGCCGCTACATCTGAAACAAATGCGGCAACAAGTGAAACGAATGCGGCTACGTCAGAAACAAATGCGGCGGCTAGCTTTGATTCATTTGATGATCGGTACTTAGGTGCTAAATCATCTACCCCGGCATTAGATAATGATGGTGATGCACTTTTAACTGGTGCTTTGTACTTTGATACAACTGCTGATGAAATGCGTGTGTACAATGGTACATCGTGGATAGCGGCAGGTTCTGCTATCAATGGTACATCAGTACGTGAGACTTACACTGCAACGTCAGCGCAGACTACTTTTGCAGTTATTTACGATACAGGCTCCCCTAGCTTTGTTGATGTGTACCTCAACGGTGTCAAGCTTGTACAGGGTACTGACTTCACTGCAACATCAGGTACTGACATTGTTCTCACTACAGGTGCCGCCACTGGCGATATCGTAGATATTGTTGCTTATGGTGCTTTCAGTGTTGCTAACGTCTATACACAAGCACAGTCAGA